ACTCTCAAAAGAATTGCTGGTTTACTTTAACTATATTCTGTTCAATTTTCAAAGATCATTTGCTTGTCGCACCCAAGCGACTTCCTTATCTTATCACTTTGTTGCTTTCGTGTCAACAGTTTTTTCAACTTATTTTTTTAAGTTTTTTTAACTTGTTTCAGTTAGTAACTGTTTCCCTCAAGAACAATTACTATTTTATCATAGCATTTTCATCTTAAATATATTATAAGTATTATAAAATGAAATTATTCATTATTTTCTTTGTTTTTTCGATATATTTCTCTTTTTTTCTATTATTGATACGCTTGGTAAAGAGTACGGTTATTTTTATATAATTTTATACTTTTTGTAACTTTATGCAATTATCAATTACATATTTTTCATATATAATTTATATATATATATACCAATTTCATATTTAAAGATATTATTATAAGTGCCTAATTTAATAATCTATAATAATTAACCTATATATATTTTGTGCACTTAATATGTAAATATACTTCACTAATGATGCTATACTATGTATAACTATTTAAATTATGAATCAATAAAAATTCTTAAAGATGAAATTTAAAATAGAAAAGTTATAATTGGAAATATACTATGATTTCATAGAAAAATTTTTAATCCTAACTACAATAAGAACTGATCAATTAAACAATAAATTGAATATAGAATTCTCCTTAAAAAATTTTTTAAAGATAAAATAGTTAATAAAATTATTATAAATACTCCTGATGAATTCTATACTGTTGAAATATCAGCTATAGAAAAGTAATTTAACAACATCTAGTAATTTGCTTTTTTTAATATTATAATAATTTATGTGTCTTTTGCACTCATAGCTCAGTTGGATAGAGTGCTGGACTTCGAATCCAGGCGTCGGGGGTTCGAATCCCTCTGGGTGCACCAAGCAAAGTCGTTGGAATAGCTATTGTCCAACGATTTTTTTATTTTTATTATCAGCTTCAAAACTGACAAAATGTCAGTAAATTGTCAGTAAAAATAATAGTATTATTTAATACTTGTCTACTTTTTCCTTGAAAATACTAAACAGAAAGATACTAAAATACTGAGTACTAAAGCAACTATTCCTGTATTCCCATAAACTAAAAAACTTTCTAACATTAATATTCCTCCTTTACAAGTTCCTTTATTGATTTTCTTAAAAATTGATTTCTGTTAAGACTATTTAAATTTGCTAGATCCTCTAACATTTCAAACTCATTTTCTTTTAAACTAAAAGTAAAATTCTCTAATTTTAAATTTTCTAATTTCTTAGCTTTTCTTTCAGCTGCTAATATTTTAGATTCATTTAATTCTTTTCTATACTTTCTATCTTCAATAGCACTTATTACATCTTGTATTATTAAACCCAGTATAGGCGGAATACATAGTGAAATTAAAACAATAGCTTTTATAGTTTCAGCTTTTTCATAACTCATGCTATTTCCCTCCGAAGAAATTATTATATGGTTCATGTATACAATAAACTCTGATGTAATCACTCACACTCATTCCTTTTTCTTCTGCAAGCATGAACAATTTTTCTTTCTCTTTCTTAGATACCTGTACAGTAACTCTATAAGTTTTTAAATCTTCTTCTCTTTTTCTCAACTTTAATCCCTCCTAAATAATCCCTAACTTTTTCCTAGCACTCCCCTACTCTTCTCGGCACTCTTCCGAGTAAAAATCCCATTTTACCGAACCTATTTTGACTATTACCACACTATTACCCAACTACTGCTATTTCTCGATAGTGTGGTAATACCACCATGATTAAAAATCAAGAATATTTATATTTTTATCATTATCAACTTCTTTTGGATTCTCTTCTTCTCTTTTTTGTACAGGCTCCTTACCTACTTCAAATTTTAAACCTAAAACAAAATACTTATATAAAACACGTTTAACCTCTAAACCTCTATCCTCCATGTCCTCTAATACTTCCCACAAAGCTAAATCTTTAGTTGTATTCTTAAAAGTAGTAGTCATGCTCCTATATTTTCTTATCCCCATAATTGTTCACCTACCTTTTTAAATCCCTTTACATTATCAAATAGATTATCTGAACTAACTATTAAATTCTTCAATCTATTACTGAAAGCTTTTTTAAAAACTGTTGCTCCTCCACCAGTAAGTAAAACATACCCTTTATTAACATCAAAATTTAATTGAAGTTCCTTAAATATTCCATCAAAGTGAAGTTTAAGTATAGGTTTTATAAAATCTACATTTTTATATTCACCATCTAAAAATAAACCATCTGTTAAAATCTCTTCCCCATCTTCTAAATTAAAATTTTGAGTATATAATTCATTTACAGTAGTTACTATATCGTTATACACATTTAACATACCTATACCAATAGTCTTATATGATTTTATTTGCTTATCTTTAAACAAACATACATCTGTTGTTCTTCCTCCTATATCCACTATAACTAATTGTTTTTTACCTATCTTTTCTTTTGTAGCTTTAGTAAGGTTGTAATAAGCTGATGCTCCTTCTGGAGCAACTTGAATATCTGTAATGAAAATATCTCTTTTAGTCCCATTAACAATAACTTCCTTGCATCTATTTTGCTCTATAAACTCTATTACTTCTTTTTTATTTGATTTATATTGCTGTATAGGTAAGCCTAATACAACTTGAAAATACTGTTCTGTCTTGCTACTAAGTGCTAAAGCACTATAAAGTAAAGGTAATGTATTTTCCTTTCTACTTTTATTGTAATCCGTTTGAAATTCTCCCTCTCCTACTACAAGCCTTTTCCCATCAAATATCACTTCGTTTTCTTCATAAAATCCATTACTTTCAATTACTTTGCTAAGAAAATGAATGTTTTCACTTGTTTTTACCCCGTAATTACCTAAATCTACACCTATTATCATTGTTTTACCTCCGAAATTCATTTATTTACTATATACTATTATTGAAATTCAATTAATATTCCAATTTGGAAATATTTTTTCTAAATTTCCTATTCGGAAATATATAAGTAATAAAAAAAGAGAAGCTTAAAGCTCCTCTACAATTTACTACCACATAATTCACATTTAGGTCTTTTTACAAAATAATATAATAAGTATAACGCCCAACCTACACCTGTAAAAACTAACAGTAAGAATATTAACCAATTGAATTTTTTCTTTCCATTAACTTGTTTATCACATCTATGACATATCATAACTGTTCATCCCCTTTATAAAGTAATCCTTTAATATAATTCTACACAAGTATAAAAATTCCTCTAAAAACAAAAACTAGATACTAATTTAATAGCATCTAGTCTAATATTATTTTTTAAAAGCTTCTAAGAATACACCAGTAAAACCTTTAGCTTCTAATTCAGATTTTCTCTTTTCTGCATTTGTCTTATCTTTAAAACTTCCAGCAATACATCTATAATAAGTTTCTCCTGTAGATGTTGAAGAAGTATTCACAGTAACTTTTTTATTTGCAATTGATTCAGCTATAGTCTTTCCAATAGTATCATGCCCTAACCTTTTATAAAGTGATACATCTTCAGTAGCTTCAACAAAACAAACCTCTATGATCATAGATTTCATTTTAGTATTTTTTAATTCATATAATCCTGTTCTTGCCTTTTGTCCTCTATTCTTAAAACCTAATGAACCTAATCCATCAACAACTCTTTGAGCGATATCAAAATTGGAATATACACAAACTTCACTTCCTAATGCTCCATTATAAGAACTATAAGCATTATTAAAATGAATTGATACAAATAAATCTGCTCCCCACTCATTAGCTTTATTTACACCATGAGCTAAATCTGCTGATGATGTATTCGTTGTATCTGGTGGAGTAACATCTAAGATTGAATGTCCTAATTCTTTTAAATATTTGATTACTGCATCTTTTACTTTTCTATCTTCTGTTAATTCATTGATTAAAGCACTTGCTCCTGTTACCTTTGGACAATGTCCACCTCTTACTGCTATTTTCATACTTATTCTCCTTTCAATTCTTTCTTTTCTCCATCTTTAAGCTGAACTAAAGCATTTTGAATACTTTCCGGTACAGGTAAACCTAGTCCGGCGCAATTTTCTAATAAACTTATTCCTTCGTTTGCTATGTAAAAATAACATACAATAGTTCTAAATACCCAAGTGCCTGTGTTTAATAGTCTGTCCAACAATACTGCCACTATAAGAACTATCAATATAACTGCCTTTCTTGCTATTCCCTTAAGTCCTATATCTGATGATACTTCCTTATTTATAAATGCTCTTATTACTCCTGTACAATAATCTAATACCATGAAGCAAACCAATACCATTAATGCCGTATCCCAAGCACCGAATAACCAAGTTAATGCAGTTCCCACAATTGCCACAACTCCTTTTAAATAATTTAATAAATTATCCATATTTTACAACTCCTTTCTTTATTTATATCGACTTATACAGGTTAAACAATTCCAATAAAAAAAGCCTACATATATATGTAGACTTAATTCTTTTAGCGAACAATATTAATCAATTGTTCGTTAACCTAACCGAATATCCTTCTTAATTCACCACTTATTAATTTTGCTTCTTTTTCATATCCTAAATCAGTAGAATGTATTTTATCTTCATACATGTATATAGAATAGGTATATTCATTAAATCCACCATCGTTGTGTATGTCTATAAATGGTAAAGAATAATATTTAGCTATTTGCTTTACCAATTCCGCCCTTGAATCAGTATTATTTGGTGGGGCTGGTTTATGAGCTGACATGATTATTATATCTACACTAGGTTTTAAAGTTTTTAATTTATTTATTATATATTTATAATTTGACCAAATACTATCAGTATCCCCATTACTAGCTAAATCCTCACTACTACCGGCAGGACAGTCATATGAATTGAAATACCCCATAACAGTTACAAAGTCTACATCTTTTAGATTCTCTGATGTAACATTTTCTGCAAATTTTGAAACTCTTTGTCCACCAACCGCAAGATTAACCCAAGATTTTATCCCTAAATCCTCCGAAACTAATTCTTGCCAAACTCCTAACGCAGATAAACTATCTCCTAAACTCATTCCTATTTTCCCATGAAGATTGGACTTTTTTATACCGTTTTGACTTGCTTTTACTTCTAAACCATCACTTGAATATATATATCCATTTTCTTTCACTAAGATAGGTTCAGCCTCAACTGTTTTAAAATTATCAATTAGTTTAACTTTTATTTTTATATTATTATCTCCAAGATATTGTTTTAGTCCTGCTACATCTTCTGTGGCTAAGTTTGATTTTAAAACTGATACATAAAGCGGTTGTCCTAACCCATCTGTATAATTACCGTAAGCCATAGTATTGTTATTAGATTTTACATTACCATAGGTTTTTTCAAAAGTATCAGTATTTATTTTAAAAGTAGCATTTTCACCTTGTCCAACATTACCCTTTTCTATATTCGGTATGTTCATCCATACTCCAAAGTTTATAGCCTCAGTACCGTCATTTATTTCATTTCTCCAAAAATCCAAATTTGCTAATTCTACCTCTTTAGTGCAATTATTATATTTCCCAAATGAATCAATTGTATCCCAAGCGTCTAATCCTGTTATTTTTATCTCTTCTGCAATTTCTTCCTCTGCTGACATAGAGTAAATACTCCCCTGTGGTATATTATATCCTTTATTAGTCACTTCCCAATTGCAATATCCATTTGAAAATTGTGTTATAGGTTCAATATATAATTTATTACTAGATAAATTTGCAATTTGAACTTTTGAATTGTTTGAATCAATTTTTTCTTTTATATAGTCAACCTCTCTATCCAAATATGGGATTTGTATTTCTCTCATGCTATAACCTTGAATTTCTTCATTTGTTTCGCTTTCTTGAATTATAAAGTCTTTCAAAAAATCATCTATAGTTTCATAATTACCACCATTAGAAGCTAATATATTTTTTTCAATACTAATCCCTAAATATAGTGTTTTTTCATTTGTAGTTATAGAACTAACTTCTGTGTGATAAGCAGTTAATCTGAAATCATCTAAATATTTATGCTCTTTTTCAACTAAATACTTTATAGAAAAAGCAGTTTTCCCGTTATCTACAGAAAAAGAATACGTTGTATTGGGTTTTACTTCAAACAGTTCTAACGTAAAACAATAATTCCAATCTACTAATTGTCCAATATCATTCACTCTTTTGTTATCTATATAACCTATGTTTTTATATAAGTTTTTCGCACCTATATTTTCGATAAATGTTGTCATCTCGGGTGTTACAGTATTGAAGGTAATACTGCCATTTTGAGCCATTTCAGAAACCTTGTTTTGAACAATCTCTATAGTTGTTCCAGTTTGTGCAACTTCATCTATTTTTTTATCTAATTGTTTCGCCTTAGTATCCAATTGTTCGTCAAAATTATCTAATCTAGCATTAAGATTAACTTCTTTTCCTCTAGCCTGTACAATTTCAGAATTAGTAGCACTTTCATTTCCATTTGTAACATTTGCTATTACTTTATCAAATTCAGTTGCGATATCTTCGTATTGTTCATTAATTCCTTTTTTGAAATTATCATTTTCTAATTTCATAGAATTAAAATTATCTTGTCTTTGTTGTTCAGCTGCAACTCTTCCTACTTCATTTTCTTTTCTAACTTCTTCATTTGAATTAGCTGTATTATTAATAGTTGTAAGCGCTTCTTTAAGAGAAGTAAGTTCGGATTTAATATCATTAAATACAGTTACTCTCTCTGCTTCTGCTGTAGCAACTGAATTATTAGTAGATTCTAATTTTTCTATTATCTCTAATGCTTTATTAACTCTATTAATTTCAGCTTGTACTCTTTTCTCTTCCTCTGATTCAACACTTGCATTAAGATTAATTAAATCCTGTTTAATACTCTCTAAATTAGATTTAAGAGAATTAAAAACCTCACTTCTTTCCTTTTCATTCATATTAGATAAATTAATTGAACTTTCTAGGTTTGTTATAGCTTCATTCATATTTTCTTTTAGAGACTTAAAGGTTTCCTGTCTTTGCAGTTCTGCTGTATCTCTAATTTTTTCAGATTCATTCATATCGTAATTTAGTTTTCTTATAGTTTCATCACTAGACAATACTTTTTCTTCAAAATCTTTAAGATTAGCAAATGCAGTAACAATATATTCTTCTAATTGCTCTAAAACTTCAACCTTAGATATAGATTTTAATATCTCTCCATCTAAAGAAGTAGCAACCATAAAATAAAATAAACAAGTGCTAATTCTTCCACCATCATTAATAGTCAACTGATTAACTACTATACCAGTACAAGTCACTCCTTGCTCATCTACTTTTATTTTAAATTTTCCATCTTCATATATAATATCTTTAGTTTGCCTAATTCTATTATTATCAGCTTTTTTCATTAATAATTCTGCTTGCGGATTAATGAACTCTATAGGTTGGCCATTCATTTTAACTTCTAATTCTAGTTCTAAATCATCAGCAGCATTTACTTGCCCTATGCTTCTATAACTGTTTTTCTGTGTATCTATTACAGCTTTTATTAACTGTGCCATTATATCACCTACCATTCTCATTTTTTCTTAAATCACTTGAAATTTCAAATATAATAAAAGAGCCTAGCCTCCTAAGCTATTTAAGTTTTAATTAATATCTAATTTAATTATCTTTGTATTCATACTCTTCTTCCTAACTCTATTAATTTTTCTCCTTTAATTTAATTTCTTTTAAAAGATTGTTGTAAGAATTTGTTAATTCTATTTTTTCTTGTCTTTTAACTTCTAATAGTACATCAGCTAAAATCCCACTTACAATAAATGCAGGCAATCCATACTCCATTATACTCTCACTAATAGCAGTATTAATCTTACCTCTTACATTTTCAATCTTAATATTTAACGGCATATCTTCCATTTATTTCACCTCATCATACAAATATATTCTTTCTGTTCTTTCTTCTGCAGTTTCATTTAAATCGTAATAATCTTGTATATTAGGAGTTTTAGGGATTTTATATTCCCTAGTTCCTTCTTTGATAACATATTCTTCGTTCATTTATACATTCCCCCATGTAGCATCTATTAAAATCCCATTCTGGAAAACTAATTTACTATTGTTATACCATCTATTTGCAGTACCATCGCCATTCATTCCAACAATTTGAGTAAACATTAAAGTACCATTTATTCCTCCGCCTTCAAAGTTTACATTTCTAAGAGTATAGTTGTGCATATCAATATCACACCCAGCATGTAATTTGCCCGCTTCATAATTCCCAATTGTCTTATTTGCATATGACCACATCATTGTGTAGGTTGAAGCCGCTGATGTTTTTTTAACTGCCCATGTCATATATCCACCTTGGTACTCTAAGTCAAAATTTATCCCTTTTATTGAAGTATTATTAGAATATTGATTAGTACCAATTTTACCTACATAATATCCATCTCTCCAAAAGTGATTTCCTCTTTCATCAAAGAAAGCTCTTTTTTTACTTTCATTAACTGCTCCATTATATATAGCTAATCCACCACTCTCGAATTGAACATATTTTGAATTATTATTCCAAGCTATTTTTACAGCATGAGCATTTTGTTCAACCAATGTTCCAAAATCATCTTCAGATACTTTAGAAGATATTTTTGTATCAAGAATTTCAAACTCTGATTTTCTTGCATATATAGTGCCTGTTCCCATAAATAAATCAGATACATATATATCAAATACTTCTCCATCCAATTTACCTATCCAAATCCTACATTTTTCAACTGTTGAAGCAGATTTAAAGGAATATGATAGTTGCTCTGGCTTACTTCTTGTAGCAGATGTATTACCTGTAAATTCTTTTATCACTGTCCATGTATCTGAATTTTTATTTTTAGTTTCAACCCTTATTCTATAAAATGTTTTTGATGTACTATATTGAGCTAATAACATTGAAAAGTTATAAACTTTATTAGGTAATATATCAAATATATTTTCCCCATATCTTTCCCCTGCACTTGTAGTAGTATAGAAGTTGCACCAATTACGTTCATTATTATAGAAGCTTGGTGTTCCAATAGTTATATTAACTTTATTCCATCCAGTATTCCCATCATTAAAAGAACCATTAGGTAATATATTAACCTTAACTCCATTTACTGCTTCTACTATTGCACTATCTGATTCATCAGCAGTATACACTTGCTTATTAGATATTTTAAAACTTCTAACATTCAAATCTACTTGTCCATAACTATCAATCCATAATGTTCTTAATCCATTAGAATCTGTTACTGATAATTGTTTTGCATCTATCCAATTACCTTTTATTATTCCAGCTTCCATATAATCAGCAGTTAATGCTCCTACTACTGCATTTCCTATTGCAGCTTCTTCAAAATAATTGCTTAAATTATCCACCTTAGTAGTTGTTACTGCAATTTGATTAGAAAATTCAGTCCTATTTCCATGGCTATTTACACAACAAACTCTAAAATACCAAGTTTCCTCCGGTTTAGCTTGAAATAAAAAAGAACTACTTTGACCTTCATGTATTAAGTCAAAAACATTTGGTATAAAATCCCTAGTTTTAGAAGCATACAATTGATAACTGTAATATACCTTATTTTCAAATGTCCAGCTAAGTTCTATATTGGCAAAACCGTATAATTTTGAACTTAATATAGGAGTTTCAGGCAAACTATCTGGAAAATCTCCAATGTTTCCATCTGCACCTGGTTCTCCTTTATCCCCTTTATCTCCCTTATCTCCTTTTTGACCGCTTCCAGTACCACTTATTATATTTCCTAATGTTGTTCTTGGCTCTCCTACTTCTACGCTTTCGTACCTTTCACGTAAAAAATCATAAGTAGCTTTAACAACTTTAATTTTTGTTTCATAGTTATATCTATAGTCTTTTATAGTTACAGTATCACAAAGACTTATCTTATCTTGTATATTCTCATAGCCTTTACACTTGCTTAAAGGTATAAAGCTAATCTTTGCATCTTCATTTGGTATATCGCATTTGCTTTCAATAAAATATTTTTCAACTAAAGTCTTAAGCTTAGCTGATGTTGGTATCTCATCTTCTTCAAATTTATCTGAAAAATCTATGCTATCAATATAAGGTGTTGCATAATTAAGAATATAAGGAGAATCTATATATTTAGGAGTTGTATAGACTACTACCTCATTACCATTTTCATCATTATGTTTAGCATAGCCTTTAATTCTAGTAATTAATTTGCTATTATCCCCTACAAGCTCTATCCCTGTTAGATTTTTGCCATACTCAATAACAACATCATTATCATGTCCTCTTTTATTTAACACATGTATATTTTCATTATCTCTAAGTATTTCTGCACCTGTACCAAATGTATCTATTATACTTCCATTAGTACCCCCAATAGCTTTTAACACTTTTGTACTAGTTATTTTAAAATTTTGAGAATTTACAATATCAGAATATCCTCTATAATGCTGACTAAATTGACTTGATCTAAATATTTGATTTAAACAATATTCACAACTTTGCATTTCTATATTCATATCCTCAACTACATCTTTCATTAAGTCATATGAAATATGTTGAGCATAAACTGTAAATCTTCCACTAATAGGTTTTGAAACTCTATATATTCTAAACTTCTGATTTTTCAATGTATCATTTGCATCTGCTATAAATATGTTTTCTAATATTAATTTATCCCATAAAGGTGAGAAAATAGAATATGTAATTTCAGCTTCAAATCTTCCATTTCTCTCTTCTATTACATAACCTTTTATACAATCTGTTAACTCTCCAATACGAGTATTTCCTGTTTTATCATATAGTATAGGTAACATCTATTCCCCTCCTTAAAACTCCTTACAACTAAAACTTATATTAGCCATTACACTATTAACTGCATATGGTTCAGTTTTTAATCCTGTAATTGCAACTGCTTTAAATTTTATTCCATCATCAAAAACTAAATCTTTATATTCATCAATAAGCAACCAATTTTCAACTTTATCAATTAATACAGGCAATGTTATATTATCTAAATCCTCTATTAATATAGTCATATCTAATGTAAGATTTTCTTTAGTTCCATCACTAATTATTAATGGATCACTACGCCCTGGTATGGTAATTAATTCTATTTTTCTCTTAGGCTTATCAAGATGATTATTTTCACATAGAATAACATTAAATTCTGTATTGCTTTTCCCATTAAAACTAAAATTCATTTTCTAACCTCCTAATAAGCCATTTTTCTTTCTATCTGAAATGCTAATGCTTCTGAAAAATCATCTACAGTAGCTTCTATAAATTCATGTCCATTAATTGCAACCTTTACTGGTCTTGTAGCTAGTTCCTTTATCCAACCTTCTAGTCTATCTAACGGTATTACTGCTTCTGCTTGTCCTTGTTTTCCCTTATTTCTTTCTCCTGCCATTACATTAGAATTTAACATTGTAGGTTGAGTAAGAATACCACCATTTTCAAGATAATTAATGCTTGGTAAATTCACACCAAAGGTTTTTCCACCAACTGCCGGAACCCAATCCGGAATAGTAACGCTAATTTTATTCATAGCACTTATAGCTTTATTTATAAGTCCAATTACTGCATTTAAAGGTGCTTTTATAACTGTAGTAATTCCACTCCATACACCACCTAATGTTTGTACTACACCATCCCAAGCACTTCTCCAGTTCCCTGTAAATACTCCTTTTATAAATGTTATTATTCCGTCAAATATTGGTTTTAAGCTATTGTTCCATAGATTGCCTATACCCCTGAAGCAAGCATCAACAACTGGCCCTATTACATTTTCAAATGCCCACTTAAAAGCTGGTGCTAATACATTCTGGATAAACCCTCCAATTGCTTCAAAACAAGGTTTTAAAACATCTTGCCAAACTCTATTAATAATATCAATACAATCCTTAAATACTTGTTGGATTATCGGCATATATTCAACAAACTTATCCTTAACCCAACCTAATATTTCAACTATTATATTCATTACAGGCTGGCCAACGCTCTCCCAAACTGTTTTTATTACATCCATAGCTAACTCAAAAATCCAGCTAATGAAATTAAAAACAGTATCTGCCGTAATACCTGTACTATCAAACATTTCTTTTATTATGTTAAAAACAGGAACTGCAACATTATTCCAAATATCAGTTACTATCGTCCATAAATTTTGGAAATAAGCAATTATACTTTCTACCATATAGAAAAATGTATTAGGCATATTAATACCAAATACTTCTTGGATGAATACATCAAGTGCATTTACATATTCCCCTGTAGAATTAAATTCCTCTCTAGCCTTTCCAAAACCTTCTGCAACATTATTTACAAAGTCTATCGCACCATCAACCATATTCCCAAAACAAGTAACAACATTAGTTGCCAGCGGTAGCATATATGCTCCTACAGTTTCAGTAAACTCTGTTACTTTAGATTGAGTTCTCCTAATTTGGTTTGCATAACTGTCTGAACTTCTTTCAGCATCTCCAATTGCATTTACAGATTGTTTTAATGCTTCTTGGTAATATGCTTCTGCTTTTTCTGCCTGAGTTAAACTATCCCACGATTTACCTAAAGATTTCACATATTCACTATTCTGCATTGTTGTAGCATTAAGATTAAGTCCTAATTGCTTGGCCATTTCAGTTTCTCCAAACATGGCTTTTGTCATAGCTTCTAAAGCAGTTGAATCCTGTACATTATTGAAAGATGCAAGGTCATATGCTAACTCTGTATACTTTTTAGATAAATCTCCGGCAACTTCTTCAGTCATACCCATACCAATCATTAAGTCTGATTGATTAGATATAGCGGTTTTAATTTCTGTCTTAGATCTACCAATTGCATCTGCATAACTATCTGCCCATTCATCCATAGCCTTAGATGTATTCTTAAATACAACGTTGAATTTATTTTCCATCTCTTCAACTTCACTAGCAGCACTTAAACATTTTGTACCAAAGTCAACTATTTTACTAACTGCAAATGCTCCCGCTATTGCTTTACCTAATTTCCCAAAAACTCCACTCATAGAGTTACCACTACTATCAACTTGTCTATCAACTCTATTAAGTGAATTAACCGCATCATTAATATCTACATCAATAGTCCCTTGCAATATAAAAGCATCACTACTCATTATTCTCACCTTCTTTCTTTAGTGAATTTATAAAGCTATTTAATGCCTTATTTGTATCCTTTTTAACTTTATCTATATCAATTTCTTTAGAAGATATTTTTTCTAATTTCTCTTTATATTCAAAGAAACTCATTTTTTCAGAAGCCATGAAATTATTCAAATTATAAATTTCAAAAAGTCTATCATCATAAAATTGTTCTAAAGTATTGAATACAATAAAATTAAATTCATCTAAATCAGTTTCTTTTAAACTCAAATAGAGGTTATATTTATTTAAAATACCTATGTAGTTATCTTTACTATTCTCTATTTGAATATAGATAAAAAACCCTGTTGTATTTCTTCATTTTTTATTACATTCATAATAGCTTCTAACATTTCATTAAAGCCTAACTCTTCAATTTCCTGTACAGGCATAGAGTACATATCAGCTAATAACTTAAATATCTCCTGTTCCCCTTGTCCAGCCTTTTCCATTACAAAGAAAGCTATATCAAACATTAAGTCTTTCTTTTCTTCTTGAACATCTTCAAAACATTGTGCTAACTCTTCATCTTCTTGAAAAACTTTATTTACATTTACAGGCGTATTCTCCATATCACCTAACGCTAATTTAAGCTTAATAGTTAAATTATTTTTCTTTCTATCACTCTTAGTTGCTCTTTTGAAAAATTCTTTAATTTCTTTTTTAATATTCATTTTATTTATTAATTTTATTAAACTGAAAATATGTTTACCTTTTAAATTCAATTCCATTTTTGAAACCTCCATCTATATATAAAAAAATGGTAGTATTTCTACTACCTTATTCCTCTCCCTTAGGTAGATAAATAGCAACTGGCACCTCTTTATCTTTTTTAGGATCATAAGCACTTTCAAAATTAATCTTAACTTTTCCTTCTTCCTTGTCAGCAGTTTCTAAAGAAAACTCCGTATTATAAGTATTTTGAATATGTGCTATTACAGGAATTTCCCCTGTAGTTGTTCCAACCACTAATAAATCCCCATACATATCATCTTCAATTATTCCTGTATGCGGTACATACTTTTCATACTTAGATGATGTTGTAGTTTGCTTTTTGTATAAAGACATTTCTAATGTATTTTTATTAACTACTAATATTTCACCTTCAACTTTACCATCAACCTTAATTATTCTTTCAAAACCTTTTAGCTTTCTATCTAAATGGCCTTGTACTGGTATTTGTCTTATATCCGGTGTAGATGTAAATTTCACACCACCATCACTTAAACCTAGTTCTTTACCTTTTAATTGTGTCATTAAAGTATCTATGTTAGTTAAATCAAACTTTCCATAATATAATGTAGCTGAATCCCATACAATTTCATTCATGTTTATATCTGGTACTGCCATTTTCTTACCCCCTTTAAAATTTATTTAAATCATACTGCAATACAATATTTTGTTTGTTCTCATCATCTATAAATTGAACTAACCAAGCATTTTTCCTTGTTATTCTTGCAGCAGTTAAAACTTTTTTATTTAACTTAGAATCAATTGCCATTGCAACTTCCTGCGCATCAAACTTATTTGTTTTATCAGTTATAACTTGCAACTCTAAATCAAATATATCTTTATATGTAGAATCACTTGCATTCTTAATTGAATATGTTACATAGATATTCTCTAAGTAATTTAACTTTTTGCCGTTCTCATCTTTTAACGGCAATTCATCTATATAAACATTAAATTCTTTTAATAAATTACATATTTCTTTGCAATTAACCTTTAAACTCACACTATCACCCCTACAATCGTGATATGTTTCTTTCAATAATCTGTTTAGCTTCGCCCCTAAAGTCTGCTAATGTATTTCTAAAGAAGCCCTGTACTCTACTTTGTTTAAATTCAACTATTATCGAATAATCTAAAGCACTTCCAAAAACAACTTTATACTTCTTACCTTGCGTTGCCTTTTTAAAAGTCATACTTCTTTTTAATGCTCCGGAATCAACAGGCGTGTTGCTTTGAATATTAGCAACTCCAGCAACTCCAACTTGCTCTAAAGAGTTTTCAACTCCTTTTTGCAAGTTTTTGATAATTGTTTTTATATTATTTACTTTCTTTATTGCCATTCAATATCAACTCTTTTCAATGCGATTATGTCATAGCTTTTCCAAGGCACTCTCTTTTCTACCTCATAAGCAAGATTTTCAAATACCACTACATCACCTATACAAAAATTCATTTCCTTTTCAACATAAGCTTGTAATGTACTTTCAATATCTTCTCCAAAAGTATATTTAACCGACTTTTCTTCTATAGGTTGGATATTAACCATATAAGGTAATTGCTCTTTAGTATTAGTTGTCACCACTTGCCCCAAATCATTTTTAATCTCACTCTGAATTACTTTATATAATTCATCATCTGCAAAAAATACCATGTTAATATCCTCCTTAGAATAACCTTATACTAGGTTTAGGTAATAAAGCCTTTACACTTTCATTTACCTTGAAAGCCTGTACAGTTGAATCATAAGAAATACTTTGTGAACCTTGTGAAATAGATGAAATCCCACTTTTAGTATTTCTTAATATTTCTTTAGCTTCTTCAACCATGTACATTAAAGCTACCCTATATTTACTTTTAACCTCTTCATCTGTTAAAGGCTTATTTAAATATTCTTTAATAGCCTGTACACAAATATTTTCTAAATCTAAATCTGTAAACTTCATCTATTCACCAACTTTCTTTATTTTCTTCTAAGCTGAAGCAATTTCATATAATAATGCTGCAACACCTTTTGTTCTTAAAGCTTTTCTTCCGTAAACTGCTAATCCTCTTACTGCATCAGAAAATGAGCCTTCAAGTCTTAATGCTTCTGTTTTATTTAATTGAGCTGAATATCCAAACGCTGACTTATGTACACATAAAACTGTATTAGCTGGCACATCTTCACATTGAATTATTGTCATTCCATTAACTCCAGCACCTTGTATAATTCCATTAGGTAAAACATTAAAGTTATCTGCAAATCTCTTATCTTTTGCCATTAAATTAATAAACTCTGATTTTGCTACAACAAATCTGTTAGACATAGGACACTTATTAGATGATAAAATAGTTCCTAAATCAACAACAAAATCATAAGCTTGGCTAGGATCAGTTATAGATTTTTTTGCTGATGTTGTACCTAATAACTGTTTATTTGATGTAGTTGGTACTTTAGCCATTTCCTTTAATAAATCAGTATCAACAACTTCTTTTAGATCTAATGCTTTTTCTTGTGCTAATACTGTTAATACCGGCCCAGCCGCTTGAGCTGCATCAACATCATCTATCTTTAATGCCCAATATTTCTTTTGGTCAAATGGTAATTCAATTGGTTCAGTACCAGCTTCATCATATTCAACTTTACCAGTATAGTCTTTAACAGTCCCACCTGATACAACATTGAATATTGCCTTTTCTCCTTCTACTTTTGTCGGTGGAGTTGTAATTATATCTGCAACTGATATTCCTCTCCACGCAGTCATTAATGCAGTTTCCCAAACTGACTTTTTAAAACTTGTGATTGCCATATTTTATTCCCCCTTACTCTGTTCTAAATATGTGTTATATAATGAAGGATTATCAATTACTTGTTCCCAAGTAACTTTCCCTACATTCCCTCCTCCTGTTGGTGGAGTATACTCTGAATCTCCTAACTTTGCTTTTATTCCTGTTTCTATGTATTGTTTCATAGAATTTTCAAATAACTCAATGTTAGCTTCTGTTGTTTCATCATCTTGAGCCAATAAGAAATCAATCATATTAGAAGGTATTTTCTTTTCAGTTAATACATCCTTATACTTGCTAATCATTTCTGCTTTAGCCTTTTCTTTATCAGCTTTATCAAGTCTTTCCTTTAGTTCTCTAATTTCCTTTTGTTCTGGTGTTTCATTTTTACCAGTACGTTTAAGAACTTCTGCTTCAATTATCTTTTGCATACCATTCTTTTTAAAATTTTCTATTCCAGTAGTTACTTTCTTATCAAATAACCCCTGTAAAGATTTATCGCTCTCGAGTAGCTTATTTAAGCCTTCAACATCTGTAATAGGCTTTGCAAAACCATTACTTAATATAATTTCATCTATATCTGCATTGTCATCAACTTCATTGATTAATGCTAATAATTCAGCTTTATTCATTTTAATTCCCCCTTTTATAGTTGCTATTGCCCCTACAAAGTAATTCTCTTATTCATATCGACAAATTATTTTAAATTTATTCCATAAAAAAGAACGAGGTTTATTCCTCGTCCTTACTCTTTTTCCACTCTTTATAATTTGTATATGGTATACGTTCCTTGGTTTCATTATCTATTTTAGTTTTAGGTCTGTAATCCTTACTAGGTAAAGCTATTAAACAACTTCTGCAACAAATATGAGTTGTAACATTTGGTATAGGTTTATTGGAATCATCTTTTCTAAACACTTGCCCATCATACCTTTGACATGTTTCAGTAGTTTTACCATCTAAAGTCGCATCAAATAGTTGCCATTCAATATTATGTTCATCTGCCCAAAGTTCATTGACTCCTGCTTGCACTCTTCCAATTTCATTTCTAACTAAAATCTTAGTTGCCTTAGCATTATTATTATATAAGTCTTTTATTTTTTTTCTTATATCATTTACACTTATTTTCCCCTCTAAGAAGTCCTTAATATCTTTTCTTAATATTTTAGCAATTTTTTCTTTATTTCCTTTTATCCTATCTGAATAAATTTTACCTTTAATAGTTTCATTGATTATCTTTTCTAAATCTTTAGATTTTATCTTTTTAAGTGTGAAATCTATTCCCAAACTTAAAAGATAACTGCTATTATCCCAAGTTCCATTGCCTACATATTTTAAAAAGCTTTTTGTATTTTCTATTTCTTTTATAGTTTCATCTGTAAATGTATAGTTTATTAACTCACCTAACTTATCAAATTCCATTTTTATTTGCCCTGGTGTTAAACTCATATACTCATTCAAAATATCATAATCAAGCAGTATTCTTCCTACCTCTACAAGTAAAGAGTTTTGATTATCAGCCATACTCTTAAGCATAGCCAATAATTCCTTTTCCCCTTCTTCTGCTAATTTTCCAGCATATTTTAAGAGTTTCTTAGCAAAATCAAGCTGATATTTGTTCGGTTTCATCTTTTATCACATCCAAATCCAACTCACCTAAAGCTTGTTCCTGTTCTTCCATCATCTTGTTATACTCTTCTTCTGCATTAGTAACAAAGCTTAATTGGCTTAATCCTGTACGAATACTTAACTTTCCTGTAAGTTGGCTTAATATTTGAGCCATTTCTAAATCATTATTAGGTAAATTCAACGTAAATTTAATACTTACATCTTTGTAATTATAATCAGTACCATCTAAAATATTTAAATATTTAAATAAACATCTTAATCTAGTCTTAATACAATTATTCAAACATTGATGTATAGTAGTTAACTTTATTCTTAAACAGTTTAATCTAGTTGCTAACATTGCACCACTTGTATTGCTTTGAACCGTAACTTGATTTTTTAAATGATGTGTTACTTTATACATTTCATCTTCTAAAGTTTCTCTATATGTCTTTATAAAATCACTAGGTATATTTTTTACAAGCCACTCAACCTTACCATTTGGATCCGGACATTGCATTATCCCCATAGATTTCATTTCTTTAGCATCTTTATCATCTAAAGTCATTCCTGTAATAAGCATATAAGCTAATCTAGTATCTGCTATTTCATTGCTCCAATCACTTAACGTACTTTCATAACTATCCTGTAAATCCTTTATAGAATTATAAATAGTATCTGCTATTCCATTATTTAATTCTGCTACTCCTACAGGACAAATACCGAAATAATGTTTTGTAGGTGGAGCTATTTCATTAAATCCTTCATCAAAATGGTATATATAATTATCATCAAAGCAATCTATGTAATATTTATTATCTTCAAGTTCCTTTGTATAAAAATATAAAAATAATTCAGCTTTCCCCTCTACATTTCTATATGCTATACCCTGTAATGGATTTATAACCTTTGCCTTAAACTCTCCCTCATATAAATAATATAATTCATATGCAGTCCCATACGTTAATAGAGTTGTTGCTAAATCTGTATCTAAGCAGCTATTTATATTATTTAAGTTGTATTCTATAACATTTGTAATATTAGCGTCATTCTCAGATGAATAAGTTAACTTATTACCTGTTAAATATGCCACTTCTTCATCTATAAACATTTTTATATGATTTGTTTTTACTTTTCTATTGCTTCTATCAGTTATAGGATATTTTTCAAAAGCATCTGTTTCACCCTTATAGTATTTTCCCATTTTCTCATAGACAATTTTCCTTTTATCAAACTCTTGTTGTAACCTTAAAGCTATTTCTTTATTATATTGCACTATCTCACCTCTACAATCCTATTTTTGTTCTATCAAATAAACTAATTACATTATTCTTAACAATCTTATCTAATCTATTTACACATTCAGCAGTTATATCAGCACTATCATCATGCAAGGTATATTTTTGTCCTTGGAAATCAAGCAATAAGTCCACAAATTCCTTATTATTATCCACAAAAATAACTTGCCCATTGTTTACATTGTCAATAATAGTACTAATTTTTTCATCTTTATTAGTTCTTTGCATTTCATTAAGCCATTCATACCTTTTATTTCTTAACTTAGGCTCATTAGCAATTAATTCTTTTATTTTAACTACATCTGCCCCTTGATATGTATTCTTTTCAATATAAATATGAGTTATATCCTCATACATAAGTAATAATTCTACTACCTTTTCACAGTATTTATTAAATTCAAATTTATCTAATACTAATTCACGCATATATTTAAATCCATTAGTAGCTTGTGAACCTACTACCATAGCAGTAAAGTCCGATTTTTTATTAGTTGTACTCGCTGGATCTATTGCAATCATTGTTTTGATAAAAGTATGATTTTCAATTTCTTCTTTCGTTTGAGTTCTAACCGACTTGAACCACTTTTCACCTATACTAGTAGCATCATTCATCATTTCGCTCATAAAGGCTTGTCTATTTTCCCAATAAGGAATAGCAAGGTCATTAAAGCAATCCCATTTTTCTTCCCATAGTACAGGGAACTGCATTTCTTCTCTATGTTTTTCATAAAAAGCTTTAGCAACTGCTTTACTATCTTCAAATTTATCATTGAAATATAGCCTTTTACATTCACTCCATAATGGAGAATCAAATATTTCATCAACAGTTTGCCCTTCTTCTAAAATTATTGCTCTCCTTAAGAAAGTTTTATAATCCTTATTTCTTATTAACCTAGAAATCAAACATTCGATATGAAGAACGGTACCCACACTTACAATCTTAGTTGCACTCTTTATCTTCTTGCCATTTCTATAAACTGCCTTATCTCCACATTGTTCTACTTCCTTAGTCCATTTATTGTATTGCTTAATTCTAGCATCATCAGTAAGTATATTAGCTTCACTTTGAAAGTCATCCATAGCCAATAAAGTAGGTCTTACACTTCTCCAGTTTATACCTCTTAAAGATGTTCCCGAACCTATTGCCCTTATACAAGTACCATTTGTTAACTCTATTTCATTAGCATTACACTTTAAATCTTTCCTTTTATCATCAATTAAAAGTCCAAAAGTCTTTATAATTTTTTTATTAGTTTTAAAAACATTACTTATACTTGAAATAAATTGTTGTGCATCATTATCTGTCTTTGCTCCAACTACTGTAAAAATACTTTTTCTATAGCATTTTGCCCATACAGTTAAACTTAAATTACAAGTAGTAGTCTTGGCCCACCCTCTACTTACAACTATATTTATTTTATCGTATAGGTCCTTTACAAAAGTATCATTAAGTAACTCAAACATTTCGTAATGGCTCTTTGAAAGTGTTCTAGCAACATTTCCATCTTGAGGCACAAATATTTCACTTAAGAAGTAAAGATTAAAGAAAGTAATATCTTTTTCGCCTAATGATTTAGCAAGGCCATCAAGATTATTAGAATATTTCTTTATCAGCAATACTGCCTTATCATCTCCATAATGCTCACCTAAAAACTTACGGAGTACATAGACCTCATATTTTAACTGTGTATCAAATTCTCTATTATCATAGTAAAGGATAGTATCACCTCCTAATCGTAAAACCTTCCTCAACTTAAAATTTGGTATAAAATTTTGTGTGGCTTACCGCCCGATATTACCAAAAGCAGTAAATAGAACCATACCCCCTATTTAGCCTGTACAAGTATAGAATTACTAAACTTTCACACCAAAAATATCATTTTACCTATACAAATACGTATTTCAGCTTGATTTACTTCATATTCCTTAAATTTATTTCGCTAAATTTTGATTTTGCGAAATTATTGCACTTCTTTTAGGTCTATTTCTTCCAGTACACTATCAATATCTATCTTATTATTCTCTTTAGTTTCTTCCCCTGTTATATCCTGTTGTACCCTTGTAGGAGTGCCTAAAACCCTGTTTAATAAATAGGTACTTGCTTCTATTCTAGCCTTCTCTGATTGGCTTGTAGTAGCTATTTCATGCAACTGCGCTATATATATACCAATATTAGCATTAATTCTTTCCTTTGCTGAATCTTTTATTTCTTGGCGTTGTCTGTTAAGCTCTGCTTTAAACTCTTCTTCTTCTAACCAATTATATAAAGCCGTCCTACTTACCCCTGTAATTCTCGCTACATTAGATAAATTCTCACCTTTGATAATATATTCTATTGCCTTAAAGTGTTTTTCTCCTAACTGCATTACCATTCACCACCTTATTTACAAGTTTACATCTTATATTTAATATATCGACTTCCCCTAGTCACTTTATTCCTCCGGAACTTTTCTTTAATTTCTGACTTGGGACACTTCGGGACACTAGGACACCTTTTTTCTATAAAGTACTATTATATATATAATATATATATTTCTATTATTTATATTATTTTATTGTCCCTATTGTCCCTATGTCCTTAAAAGCTAGTATTTTCAACACTTCCGAGTGGGACACTTTTAAAAAATACACTGTCCCTATACTGTCCCATTGCATTGTCCCTGTCCCATTTTTAAGAATTATTTTCCAATTATTCAATTTCGATTTTACAATTATTTCAATATTTTCTTTACTGACTGTCCCTATCTTGTCCCTTTTTATAGGTCATGTTGTCCCATTGTCCTGTCCCTGTCCCAAAAATATTTTCACCAATACAATGAATATTTTCTTTTGTATAGGCAATAAAAAAAAGAAGGTTTTTACACCCTCTCTTAATTAATAGTCGCTATAATATTTGTTTTCTTCCATTTAAGTATTCTTTTCTCCAATCCTTTAGGAACTCTCTACTGTAACCACAATTTTCATTTCCTTCAGAACAAAATCCCCTATATACACAACTAGGAACTAATTTACTCCCTAACTCTGGCTCTAATTCTTTCACCTGTCTAACTATCTCAAACATTACTTTTCTAGCATCTTTATCAGCACACCAGCACAATCTTACCTTGCTCATATTAATTAATGCTTGTGAATTTACAGTCATACCCATAGAAACTAAATCCATTTGGCTTCTTTGTGATCTATCAGTTATATCAGTTCTATCACTTCTTGAAGTTGTAACATACTTCTCTATTCCTTGATGATGCCTAACAAAGTGAGTGCTTATGCAATATGGAATATCTTCTATGTATACATCAAACAACTTCTCTCTAATAGGTGAATGTTCCGACATATAAATATTATCTAGGAATACTGTACTGGGCCTAGAATTTTTACTAGGTTCTTTATTTACTGTTAATCTACATTTATCTAATACTCTTTTACTTTCTGTAATTGACTTAACTGTTATTTTCATTTAATATTCTCCTTTTATTATATATTTTGAATTGTGAATTAATAATTTTTATACGGACAACCATTACAACTGCCATAACAACCATCACAAGGGTCCTTTTCTTTCTTTTTGTTCCAATTTATAGTTTCAAAAACATAAGTCATTTTAATACTCCCTTTCGTTCTCATTTATTTCAATTCTTAACATAGTTTTTCTAAAGGAACCACTACAGGTTCGCATAAATCACAATAACTTTTACAATGCTCCAAATCTCTACTTTGAATTACTGGAACATAATCTAATTTATACCTATGCCACCTGTAAATGCTCCACCAACCATCTTGCTCCTGTACAAATTTATATCTAAGGCCATTGGCTTCATAATATCTAATATCCATAACTATAATTCCTTTTCGAATCTAATTTATTAATTACGTTACCAGCTAATGGTGGTAATTCATAAAATCTCTTACTGCCGCTCTTCTTTTGCTTAACTCCAAACTTTTCTAATGTACTCTTAATTGAATTCATGTTCTTTATATTAAGCAATTCTGCCAATTCGGTAGCAGTATATTTTTCACAGTAAAAATCTTTATCAGTTTCCCATATAAAACTATCTGCAATTCTTGTATAGGTTTCATCTTTAACCTCAAAGTTTTCATTATTCTTTTTCAACAACTCTTTTTCAATATCAGTTAACCAATAAGGTAATTTTTCAACTCTTAGCTTGTACATAACTTCGCCCCAAAGCTGGTCTAACTCTATAAAGTGGTCAACTATCATTTCTTTTGCTGGTATCGTCCAGTATCTTCTATTACCTGTTTCATCTTTTAAGAACTCTTCTTTATTTACTGTTGCATAAAATGCAGTTAATCTTGGATAACTTTCAGTAAATCTTTCATATGGTCTACGGTATTCGTCCATACTTTCAGTAAAGAAGGCTTTTAACTTAGCTTGGTCTTTCTTAAGAGTTGCATCAAGTTCTCCAAGTTCAGTAATCCAATATTTAGTAGCTTGATAAACTTTATCTTTGTCACTTGGATCTACTTCTAAACCTGTCTTTACCCATAACTTATTAGGTACTATTGATTTTATCCACCTAGTCTTACCTAAACCTTGCGCCCCTTGAATTACTAATATTCCTTCACTTCCTACAGTTCCATCATTAAAAGCGATATTACAAACATTTAAAAGCCACTTAGTTACAAACATTTCTTTAATATGTTCATCATATCCCTCGGGAGTAACTATTGTTTCACATAATGCTTTTATGTACAGGTCAGTTTTATCATAATTCTTTAAACATTCTTCTAAATATCCCTGTACAGGATTATATTTATATTTTTGAGAAATTCTATTAAGTGCTGCTGCTAAGTTTTCCTTACTCATTTTAAAATGTTCTTTATGACATAATGAATAAATATCTTCTAAAGTAGCATTATTATTTAAACTTGAATTAATTGTCCCAAAATACTCTATTGACTTAGACAATTCATTATATTTTAAAGTAATTCCCTTTCTTTTAAGTAATACCTCTAAGTTTTCCCATACAAGTAATGGTTTTACATTTCCGTTTTTATCGAAAGTTACATATTTATAAAGCTTACTTATTTTCCAATCCCAACTATCTTTCATAGCTGCTTTAAATTCTTCTTTAGTATGTCCATCTTGGAACCAGTCAGTTACATCGGCATTATTACCTAACTTTTCTATATCGGGTAATTCCACAACTCTAAAATGTTTTATCTTATCCTTTAATTCATACCAAATATGTTCTTGGTATTGTTCTCCTGCTTCTCCTGTATCAGCTATAGAGTATATATTTGCACCTTGAAATATATTTACAGGTAAATTCTTAATTCCTTTTAAAGAAGTTGCTACATATCCCAAATGACTTATTGTATCGGCATCTTTTTCACCCTCTACAATGAATATAGGCTTATTTTCTTGCAATGCTCTTGTTAATCTTGAAAATTTATAAGGAACTGCATCAGAATTTCTATTCCATTTCACTTCACCATCAACTATACTGAAATATCTTATTTCTTTCTTACTTGGAGTTGAAAATTTAGCAGTAAAATAAAGTGTTTTATTATCTTCATCTTCAAATCTATATAACTTAACTAACTTCCAATCTTTTAAGTTATCCATATGATCTAAACACCAACTGATATAATTTCTTACCTTTTCTTCTTCCTCAACAATTATTTTATAATCTTCATTAAGGTCAACTCCAAGATACTTACAAGCTTCTATATAATTCAATCCTTTTAATTCTGATACAAAATCAATTGCATCTCCACCGCATCCACAACCAAAGCAATGCCATTTATTTCTCTTTGTATCTAAAGATAAACTAGGCGTTCTTTCTTTATGTATAGGGCAACAAATTTTATTATTTCTATTAAACCTATCATTACTTTCATTTTCTATAACTGACCTTAAGTCTATTTCTTCTATTTTCATCTTTATACCTCCTATTTTAGGTCAAGTAAAACCAGTCCATACCATTTACTACAACCTAAAATACTGGTAATATTATAGTTGCAATATGCACTAGGTAAGGTACTGGTAATACTTTATCTGTTATTTAGGCTTACAGTTCGCACCTGTAAGCTTTTTATTTATATCAACCTAAAATCTCATAAATATTATTGTATGTTTTTTAAATAGTTTACTATTTTTTTCTTTTCAGCTTCTAGCTTAGTTTTCTTGTCCCATTGTTTGAATCCTATAGCTCTTTTAATTTGAATTTCAATCTCTTCAAGTCTACTTTCATAAAGTTTCTTAAAATCAATTCCCATTTTATTTACCTCCCTATATTTTTGAATTGTGCAGATCCTAGAGAATTAAAAGTGTCGAACTTTCCTTGCCCCATATGCTACCCTCTATTTCTGGAGTTGCTGCACTATAGTTTTGCACTATATTTTTGAATTGTTCACTAATTTTCTAAAACAAATTTCACACCTAAATAACAACCCATTGTTATTATTGTACCTATCAAATATTCTTTCCAATAAGTAATCAATAATCTAGTATCAGTCATATCAATGTTCTTCATTTTTAAACTACCTAAAAATATTAGAGTAAATAGCATTATTAAAAGCAATGTAATAATTATTAACCATTTATATTTTTTCATATTTCACACCTCCATTAGTTCGCAATATATTCAAATTGCGTTTATCTTTTTTAACTCTCTTTCTAAGTACCAAATAGCTTTTTTAATATCTTGTTCTTTAGTCCCCTTATGCTCACATCTGCCGATGTATTTAACTGCATTTCCTAGGTTAAAACCTAATTTCCAATCCTCTATAACTTCAATAGCTTCAATCTTTCCAAAATTATAATGTTGCGGGTGGTTCACCATCTCTTTTACTTCTGCCACATTTATTTCCTCCTAACTATTTAACAGCCTCTTCTTAAGCCTATTCAACTTAGATATTTCTTCATTTTTAACTTCAAACTCTTCAATATCTAACAACATCATTACTTGCTTAATCATTATGTTAACATCTGCTATTTCTTCAATGACATTTGAAATAGTAAATTTATTTTCATTTCTCTTATACTTACTTATAGCAACAATTAACTCTGCCAACTCTTCTTGTGCTTGATCCAGTTGCTTTTCTCCATACTTTTCTATCGCTTTTTCTAATATATCCATTTCAAACTCCTATTCCTGTACAGGTATATAAATAATTTTCTCTGTAATTTCAGATACCTTTACTCCTAAATATCCTTTTTTATATAAAAATTTAGCTTTCTTTATAGCAGAATCCTTATCATAAAAAGGTATTTGGACCATACCATCTGATATCTTTTTATTCTTATAAGTTACAACTATCATTTTTCACCTCGTTAAATCCTTCGTACATTTCTTTTTTAGTCATTTCTTTTCCTGTTGCTTTCCTAAACTCTTGTATCAATAAACTTAATTCTCTTACAATTTGATGAAATAATCCAAGATACTTATCAACTTCTTCTGGTTCACTTGAATTAATAAACTCTTCTGCTTTTAGGTATCTTCCTAACCAATAGTTATATTTTTTCTTAACCTCTACAATATTCATTTTTACACCTCATACTTCATGTAATTATTTCTCCATAATTCATAAGTCTTAATTATTAAAGACTTCTCCTTATCTGTTTTTGGACGCATAACTCTCTCTAAATCAATCAATATGTCCTTTTTAGGTCTATCCGTTCCTTTTAAATACACTATTACATCACTTATATTTTCAATTGAAAACCTATCTGCTCCAATTATGTTTGGACCTTTTCTTACACTTTTCTTAGGTGCAACTTTAGTAATTTTTATTTTTGCTTTTGCTTCTAATTCCTCTACAATTTCATTAAGATTTTCATCACTTAAAAGGGAAATTGTACGATTTTTCTTTGAATATCTTTCTCCTGTATTTAAAAGCAACCCCATATCTATTAAAGTTTGTAAGAATTTATAATGTTGGTTCCTAGTCAATTCAAAAGTATCACAGAAACTATTATAATTAACAGGGCCTTCTTTTAATTGGTCTATTAACTCCAATAATATTGATGCTTTATATGCCATTGCGCTTAAGTGTGCCATTATTTTAACTCCTCATAATAATATTTACATTTCCCAACCGGATTAATTTGCATCTCTGGGATCGTATGTTCCTCAAAAACTTTATAAATATCACAATTTGAATAATCGCACTTTTGACACCCTCTACAATTGTAATGTAATAATATTTCGACTAGTTCAAAATACTCTTTGTTTTCCTCGTATTTAGCCTTTATATTGGCACTTTTCTTCTTGTCCCATATTTCTGAACCATACTTATCCATGTACGTTATATGACCGTTATTCATCATATTTAATAATGTTTTAGATGCTGACTTATTTAATCTTCCTTCTTCTAAAAGGTTAATTTTCTTACCCCAAGAAATACATTTCTTAAAGTTTGTTTTCTCCTCTTTAGTAAATAAGTTACTTTCTAATAGCTCTCCAGCAATTTTTAAAGCTACTAAAAACATACAATAACGTTCTCTTTCTAATTCACCCATGTAATCTTTCATATTTATACCTACTTTCCTAATAATTGATTTTTAACATGATAGTATAATGTATAATATATCTCGCTTCCTATAATATCCTTTGAAACTGGTCTTACTGTAAATCCGAACTCTGCTTCAAATGTCTTAATGCTCCCATACAAAGCTTTTGGATTGTACTGGCTTCTATACTTCTGTTGTCTAAGATTAATGTCAAAATCCTTATCCTCTAAGAAGAAATGTACTTTTACTCCTCTGCTCTTAAGATAACTAAACTCTTTCTTAAGTCTTGTCCTATCCGGTTCTTTCATGTTGCCAGCAACTTCATCAATAGATGCTTTTCTTTCAATTACTATCTCATTATCAAAATATAAATCTCTAGTAATTCCTAAAGGCTTAGTTTCCTCATTACTTACAATGCAAATACTGTAATCACCTTGATTTAAATTTTCTCTCCTGTACTGGATTTTTTGCCTTTTAAAATAATCTTCTATGTTAACCCAAACTTGCTCTCTAGTATCAACTATCACACATAGATTTTTTAATATTGTTTTAATTTCAGCTTCTGTATATCTATTTCTCAAATTAAATTCCTCCTTATTTCATTAGGGGACCTTAAGTCCCCACTAATTAAAATGGTAAATCTCCATCGTCCTGTGGCTCACCAAATGAATTGTCATAACTCTCATTATGTGAAGTATTTTCATTAGCACCTGTACTGGTATTATTATTTGCTTGTCCTACAAACTCAAAGCTATCTATAAATAACTCATTTGTATAAATCTTATTTCCGTCCTTACCATCATAAGAACCTGTTCTCCAACTTCCTGTAAGTGCTATTTGACTTCCTTTATTAAAATGTTTAGAAATAACTTCTGCTCTCTTATCAAATGCTACGCAGTTAATAAAATCTGCATCATACTTTCCATCTTTATTCTTGAAATCTCTGTTTACTGCTATAGTAAACTTTCCTACTGGCTTTACTCCTGTTGTATTTAAGGCAACATCTTTAGTAAGCCTCCCAATCATAACAACCTTATTCATAATCTATCTTTCCTCCTAATTATTGATGTACCACTTTTTGCTTATTTCATAACTTGCAAATAAGAAATCTTTTTCTTTATGATATATTTTATCTGTTGATGCACTTTGAATTTCCTTACCTTCCTCATAAGCCTTAAATGCTTCCTCAAAAGTGTATTCTTTTCTTTGAAGTTTATATTTAACATTTAAATTAATACCTACATTTTTATTAAAATCTAATATCCCGCCTGGTCTAAGTTTTATAAAACTTATAGGCGCAGTATCATTTACCCAAACTTCTCCTTCCTTAATATCTGCAATTACTTCTCTAAATGTTTTCTCCATGTTATCCTCCTTCACTATTTCAAAAGCATGTTCCCTAAAGCATAGATTCTCCATACCTTTTATATACCAACGGTCTTGTCCCCACCATTTGCTGAATTTTAATTCACCTTCATAAATTTTCCCAACCTCCAATTTAGTTAATCCTAAATCGTCAACACATCTAACTTTCATGTTATCTCCCTCTCAATATTTCATTAGCTTCTCTTAAGCACTCTAATTCATTTTCTAATTCTTCTTTTTCAGCTTCCATTAAGATATAGGCTTCTTCTAATTCTTGATAAGTCTTTTCATTACATAAACTTCTAAAATCATCTGCTAGATTATCAAAAGTTTCAAAATCAAATTTTAAATTAGCCTGTACATTACCTCCGTCAATTGCTACCTCGTAATGGTCCCCAGCTAGAACAGCTTTAATTTGATTAACATTACTATTCCTTAAATCAATTTCTAAATTACACAAATTAAGCATCTCCCTTCGGCATCTGAACAAATGCTTGTTTATTTTTCTTAGATGCAATAATTAATCCATCTATTTGGCCATCTTTTGTATAGGTAATCTTAAGAACCTTGAAGTTATCATTGCATTTCCACTTCCCATTAGTTCCTTGTGCAATTTCTACCTTATCTGCTGGCACCCATATGAAAGGAGCAGTATAAAGTTCTCTTCCTATTCCCCAATTAAAACAAGCTCTTTTAAAGCTATCTGATGCAAGTCCCTTTTCTTTTTCTGTAAAACTTTCTGTCCCTGTATCTTCCTTTGAAATCCATTCTTTCTTTTCTGAATCATATATTGATACTATGCAGTTTGCATTATCTCTGGTATGTTCTCTTTTCCAATTGTAAGGACCTACTGTTTCATCTAATATATTCATGTCACATCTAGCATCTTTGTATAGGAGTAATGAAACACCTTTAGCAGTAACTGTCGCTACTCTTACATCAATTTCAGTTTCTTTTAGCTTTCTAAAACTTAAACTCATTTCTTTATCCCTCCATTTAACCTAGCTTGTTGCTTAGTTACATCACAATACCTACATCTATAACCAAATCCATTAACATAATGAATTTTATGTTTAAACCATTTACCACATTTAGCACTTGCTAACATCTTAAGAAAGTCCATCTTTAACCCCCTCATATATGTTTCCTATTACCTTTACTGAAAATATATCTTTAGTAGTTAAGCTACTTGATAGTTCTGTACCAGCAAAATTCTCACATAATCTATAACTCGAGTTTTTCCACTTAACTTCTCTTATTAGAACATTGTCGTATGGTACACCATTAAAATCACAATAAGTAACTGCACATATATCACCTTCATATATTAACTGCTTGTCTATATCTTTAACCCCTGTACATTGCATTATTTCGCATACTTTTGGCTCTATATGAAACCAATCTCCACCAACTAAAACCATAGGAACTGTTTTAGGGAAGTTACCTACTATTGCTTCATCATACATTTCAAGATTTTCTTTATCCCAAATTCTGAATTTAAATCTACTCACCTTTAAACCTCCATTTCATACCAGTTATACATAAGCTTTTCTAAAGCTATAGTTTCTCTTCTAATCATCTTCATAGTAGCTTTAAGTCTTGCTCTACTCTTTTGGTGTTGCCAATACTCTTCATCAAACTTATATTTTTCAATAGCTTCTTGCATTTCTTCTGATAAAATGCTGATAAACTGTTTTTTAGCTTCAATTTTTCTTTCAGCTTGTTCTCTAGTCATTTACAAACTCTCCTTTATCCTGTACAATATAAAAGTAAATTTATTTACGTTAGGTTGCTTGTACTACTTGCCGGTGGTTAGGCAACCTTTTATTTTTTCTATAGCCTTTTTTATAATTTTTGAAACTGCTGGTTGTTTTAATCCCACAAACTCTGAAATTTCTTGTTGAGTTAAATTCCTAAAATAATACATTGTTACTATTTCTTTTTCCCTATGATCTAAACACATCAACATTTTTTCAATTTCATTTTTTATTAACAAATCATTTAAATAATCTTCTTTAGCTTGTACCAATTCAATGAATTGGACAGTTTTCTCGCCATCTTTACAAGTTGTACTATTTAATGATTGTATAGGCTGTTCATGAGGAACTCCTCTTTTTACGTTGTATCTCTTATCATCTTTAACTTCATCTAATATAGAACCTTTAATTCTTTTTCTAGCAAAATTTTTAAAAGGTTTATTGTTATTAATTTCATATTTTTCAGCTGCATCAATAAGTCCTAAGTATGCACTGCTTTTTAATTCATCTAATGAATACTTATTCTTTAATTTAGGAAACATCTGCATAGCGATTTTATCAGCTAAAGCTATATGTTCTAAAATTAATTTTTCTTTTTCCTTATCCATTTTCACCTCGTTTTAACCAATCTTCTAAAATCTTAATTGCTTTGTCTAAATCTTTATGTTGTCCTAAATGAACCTTTTTCTTAAGCTTTCTATCCCAAACTGATACTTTCCAACTCTTATCTCTTTTATCCCAAGTGATTCCTCTTATATTGCTCTTAGGTGCTATTTGACTTTTCTTTATAGGTTTATTTATCACTTCTTTATAAATACAATTGTCGTTTTTTCTCTGCTTAGTTATTACACCTGTACTGGTAGTAAAACCTAAGAAACTATTATATTTAATACATTCCATTGTTTGAGTTCCATCATCAAATATAAAAGGATTAATTTTAAACCAACCACAATCTTTACATTCCATGATATTCACTCCTTTTATAGTTTTCATAATTAATCTTTTGAACCTCAACTATTTGCTTGTCCCTCTTTTGGCTTAGCAAAACAGTCACTTCATCATTTAAACCAAATAATTTAATAGCTTCTTCAAGCATCTTTTGAACCGTCATTTTAATCCCCCTAAAAATTTTAATATTCCTTTTAATAAAGAACTAATTATAACTATGCCCCCTATACTTATAAGTGTTAATAGAGGAAGCACAAAGCTACATATTCCCCAATAATTTATTGTTTCCATTTAAAATCCTCCTTTATCTTTATTTAATCGTTCCAATTCCTCACCTTACTCTTATCGGTGTGTGGTTTTTGATAAGAGTTGACCATTACTTACATCATTTTTCGCAACCTTGTGATTTTTAAAAGGCTTAACGCCTTTTCTAACCTTTACGACAACATTTTTCGCACCACCTCCCAAAATAAAAGGCTTTTCAGCCTACTTATCTTTAAAGTGTACAAATCTCTTTAGATATCTCATTAAGAGCATTAATGATTTCATCTCTAGTTTTGAATTTTAACCATTCTTTAGTTTCTAAATTAACTTCATACTCTTTATTATTTGTTTTTTCTCTTTTATTCCAACCCATTGGGAATATCTGTATTAATAAAATCTTTGTATGGGCATAAAAATTAACAAATACATCTGCATCAGTTAATGCAGTTTTATCATAAGCTGCGTTCATTATTTTCATTACTAGATTTTTAACTTCTAAATCATTCATACTATCAACTCCTAACTTGCATTATCGAACCATTCTAAGAATGATTCTTTTCTTATTCTCAACAATCTACCTATTTTAAGCGTTGGAAACTCTTTTCTTTTAATTAAGTCATAAGCAGTATTTCTACTTATCTTTAAAAATTGTTGTATGTCTTTAACTTCCATTACTTCCGGTAACTCTTCTCTTGTCATTTTTTATGTCCTCCCATCCAAGTAATTCATTTGGAGTTATATCAAGCACTAAACATATAGCAATTATTTTATCTGCAGTTGGACTACTTTGCCCTGCTTCTATTTTAGATATATGTCTTCTTGATATTCCTGTAGCTTTACTTAACCCATACACAGTCATCCTTTTTAATAACCTGTACTGTTCAAGTTTAATCATTTGTATAACCTTCTTTTCTTTAATAATTCACATCTTAATTGGATAAAATAATATTGTACTATTCCATTTTGGAATATAGTTCAGTAAAAAAAATTATTTCAACATTAAGATTTTTATCTTTTGTCTTAAGCAATTCTGTTACTTGTGCGATTTCTAGTTGTGTCCAAGGAATAGCATTATTAACCTTAGCACTTACTGTACGTATTGATTTTCCTATGGCTTGTGCAATATCCTTTCTGCTAAAGCCTAACTTTTTGCTGAAATAATCAACGTTATTTGACACCTCTACACCTCCATTTCCAAATTGGAATACCTTATGTATATAATATACTATTCCAATTTGGCATTGTCAATGCTTTTTTAGAACTTTTTTTCCATTTTGGAAAAAATACTGTTTTTTTTGTTGTTTTTAGTTAAAATATAAGGGATAAGGTGGTGAAAATATGAAAGTATTTGGTGATAGATTAACTCAACTTTTAGAAGAACATAATCTTAATCAGGTTGAATTTGCAAAAATTCTAAATACTACTGCTCCTACAATTAATAAATATTGCAAAGGTAGAGTTCCTGGTGCTGAAATAGTAAATGAAATAGCGAATTACTTTGATGTAACGGTAGATTATTTATATGGAAGAGTTGATAATCCAAAGAATTCAATTATTTATCTACCAGAAGATTACGAAATTGAAGTAAAAGGAACATTAACTAAAATAGGTAAAAATAAATTAGAAGATGTTTTAAAGAAACTTGAAGAAGTTGGTTTCGATATAGACAAGTTATTAAAATAAAAAAAGACTACTGATACAAGTTATCAGTAATTTTTTTAATACATTATAGAACATAAGTTCGTATGCGACTATAGTCCCATATTCCTTTTTGTAATTAAAAGGTATAAAATAGAATTTGTTGGGATTAAATACAAAGGGACAAAAAAGGTGGGTAAAATATGTTGAGTGTTGAAGAACTAGAGATATTAAGAAACATAGTAAAAGTAAAAACGAAAGGGAAAATAGTTTTTGAAAGTTTGAATAATACAAGTACTTTTGGCAATAATGCTGAAAAAGGAGTTGATTGTATTGGAAATATTAACGGTCTTTGTGCGCCAAAGGGGAAAAAAACATCATGTAATGGTTGAATACAGGGACAAAGATAATAGAAGAAAACAGAAAAGTTTAGGTAGTTATGATAGCAGTAGACAAGCAAATAAGGTCATGATACAAGAAAAAAGCAAGCTATTAAATAACAACTTAGTAATCCCTAATAAATTAACGTTAGAAGGCTATATAAGGGAATGGCACTCTAATAGACATAATAAGTTAGCTATAACTACATATAATCGCTATAGTCTTATAGTAGATGAAATTTGCGATTTTATAGGCAATATTGAATTACAAAAAGTAACGCCTGTACATATTAATAAATTTTATAATTCATTAGATAAAATTACATATAAAAGAAGGAAACCTCTTTCCGAAAAAACTAAGTTACAATATCATAGATTACTTAGTAAAGCATTTAAAGATGCTTATAGATTAGAGTACATAAATAAAAATATCATGGAGTTAGTAGAAGCTCCAAAACCTAAAAAATATACTGCTGCATTTCTTGATCCTGTACAGGTAAAACAATTATTTGAAGGAGTTAAAAACTCTAGATATGAAGTTCCTGTACACTTAGCAATCGGACTTGGACTTCGTGCAAGTGAAATATTTGGTCTTATGTGGGATAAAGTAGACTTTGAAAATAATCTAATAAAAATAGATACTGTATCGGTCTATGATGAAGATTTAAAAAGGCCTGTACTAAAAGAACCTAAAAGCGAAACATCTGATAGAGTTCTTACTGCTCCAAAGGAAATTATGGAGTTGCTAAAAAAACAAAAGCAATTTCAAAATGATATTGGATTAGATACTAATTTTGTATTTACCAATGAAAATGGAACACAGGCAACTTCTGCAAGTTTTCATACACCCTACACAAATTATATTAAAAGAAGAAATTTACCTCATGTTAGATTTCACGATTTAAGACATACTAATGCAAGTCTTATGCTTTTAGCTGGAGTTGATGTTAAAACTACATCAAAAAGATTAGGTCATAGTGAAATAGGAATAACATTAAATTTATATACTCATGTACTGGATCAATTAGAAAGAGATGCAAGTAATAAAATATCAAATGTAATTTATACATAAGAGCCTTTCATGGCTCTTTTTTTACTGTCATTGTCAGTAGAATGTCAGTAAATTGTCAGTAAAACTTTTTAAATTATATAAAATTATATGAAATTAAAAGGGACAAGCAATGTTGTTAACCCTCTAAAATACAGGCTTTACAATACTACTTGTCCTTATTTGGTACTAGGTGGACAAACTAACAACGGACTTCGAATCCAGGCGTCGGGGGTTCGAATCCCTCTGGGTGCACCATAAAATGGACTATTTCATTGAGATAAATGAAATAGTCCATTTATTTAGTAAAAATGTATCTTCTCTTTTTTCTTACTTATATATCTAGCGTTGATAAAAAATTTATCTATACTTTACATTATGAGAAAAATTTTATGTCCTATTTTATATAAAATAAATAATCTAGTAAATATCATAAAAAATTAACTCATCGAACTATTATAATAGTATCAATGAGTTATATCTAATATGTGAAAACCTATTTTACTTTTCACACCATATATATGCTCTTTAAAATGGTACTTCTTCGTTAATTCCTTCATTAACGACCTTTTTTTTGCTATCTATAAAAGTAAATTCATTTAAAATTACATCAACTTTATACCTTTTCTCTCCAGCTTCAGTGACATAATTACTACTTCTAATCTTTCCTTCAACTGCTAATCTGCTTCCCTTACCAACATTATGAGCTAATATTATAGCTTTTTTATCAAATGCTACTACTTCTACAAATGTTGCTATTCTTTCATTTCTTTTAACATTATACTCATTTACAGCTAAAGTAAATCTAACATATTTTCCTTCTTTTTCATCCTTCTTATAATCCTTCAATTCTAAATCATTAACTACATTACCCACTAAAGTAACCTTATTCATATTTTACACCTCCAAGAATTAACTATCTTAATTCTTGACCAGAACATATCTTCTTATACATATAAAATATATTTTTTATTAGAAACCTAAATCACTAGTAATCATATCTACTCCCATATCAATTAGCTTATTTATATCATTTTTATTGTTTATAGTCCATACATTAACTTTTGCACCATTTAAATGTGCTAAATCAATTTTATCTTTTGTTATTTTATCCACCTTAATATCTATTCCATAGTTTCCGTATTTTTTTAATAGGTTAATATTTTCTATAGTTATATCACTTAGATATTGAAAGTGAATTTTATCACTATATTCTCTAATATATTTTATCCACTCATATGAAGTAGATATTATTATAGTATTATCCTCAAGGCCATATTTCTTTATTTTATCAACAATGTCCTTAACATTTTTCACATTAACTGCTTTAAATTCAATAATTGGTGTTAATTTATTTTCAACACAACAATTCAAATATTCATCTAAAGTTGGTATTTTTAAATTATTATAGTTAGAAATATTATTGCCACTATCTATATTAAGTGCTTTTACCTCTACTAAATCCATATTTTTAATCTCCCCTACACCATTTGTCATTCTTTCAACATCAGCATCATGAAATACAACAATATTTCCATCTCTTAATACATATATGTCTGCTTCAACTCCCCATGCACCTACACTAGCTGCCCTACTAAAAGATGGTATAGTATTTTCAGGTTCTAAAGCACTAGCTCCTCTATGCCCTATTATTTTTATATTGCGATCATCCCCATATGTATTAATATTAACATTCAACATTATAATCAATAATAATATAGTTATTTTTAAAATATTATATATGGTTTTCATACTCTTTCTTCTTTCTATTATAATTAACATGTAGTTAAGTATATTATTAATACTTTTACTCAAAATAATACATTTTATGTATATAGAAGAGTCATTTTATTGACAACGGGTTCAGATTTTGGGTGCAAAATATTATAATCACACACAAAATCACACCATAAATCTCAGCCATAACCACAATAAAAATAATAAAAAGTGGAGCTAAGACATTCATCTTAACTCCACTTCTATTTGAGTCGTAATACTTTAATTATATTCGTTAATATAAACATTTGAGCATTTCGCTTATTTGTTTACCTTGCGACATTCATGTATTTATTATACAAAGAACTGCACTCGTTCAGACATTCTAAATATAAATCCCTCACCTCTTTGTTTGGACTTAATTTCAAATACTGTTCACATTCTAAAATAGAAATTAAAGGTTTTATTTTAAAATAATATAGATACTCTGAGTCTTCTTTTAATATAGATAAATAATTTTTTAAAATATTCACGTAGAACCCTTCACCTATTCTGAAATTACACTTTTTAATTAATTCCTCATAAAAATTTGAAATATCGTTAGCAAAATAATTTCCGTTATTTTCTCTGTTATCTCCATAATAATGTCCAAAAGGGGTTTCCCAGAGCATCCCAGTCTATTTGATTTCACTATATAAAACTTGAGTGTCTCTTTTACAATTAAGAATACAATATTTTGAAATTATCTTATAAACTTTTCATCGGAGCTTCTCCAAGAATGTATAAAAATAAATATACAGCTTTAAAATAAAAAAAAGACAATCTATAAGATTGTCTTTTTTATGGAGCGGGTAGTGGGAATCGAACCCACCTTTCCAGCTTGGAAGGCTGGAGTATTACCGATATACGATACCCGCATATTCATTTTATTAAGTTCCTCTGAACAATTTAAATTATATTATTATTAATACAACTTGTCAACATATTTTTTAAAATTTATATAAAATATTTTTATTGTGGAGCGAAAGACGGGACTCGAACCCGCAACATCCACCTTGGGAAGGTGACGCTCTACCATTGAGCCACTTTCGCAAATGGTGCAGGTGAAGGGAGTCGAACCCTTACGCCACTGGCGCTAGATCCTAAGTCTAGTGCGTCTGCCAATTCCGCCACATCTGCATCTACTATTCACTCTTTATATATTACCATATTTTGTAAATAACTTCAATATATTTTTATATTCCCATATTAAGTTGTACAAAAGCTTCTCCAGAAGTTTTTCTGAATTCATAAGTATTCCCTCTTTCCTTATCCCCTATTATGAATAATCTTCTATCACTTATTATTGTAAATCTATTAAAAAATGCTTCTCTATTATTTCTCCAATATTTTAATACCCAATGATTAGATCTACTTGAAAAGTATTGAAGCCAATCATAAGAAGAAAATTCTATAGAATTATAATCATACATAAAACTCACTCCTTAAACTTTATTTATACAATAAAATACTATGCTACTTTACTTAATAATATGACTTGTTAAGCAAAAATATTTTCCCCTACAATTTATTGACATTACAAAGCTAGATAATTATAATTATTGTTAAGTAAAATTCTAAATTATTTTAATTCGATGAAGAGACGAGTAAATTAAACCTTCATTTTCAGAGAGAAAATACATTAGCTGGAAGTATTTTTAAATGAAATTAATTGAAGACTACCTCTGAGAGACTCTAATCCAGTCCGTTGCATCACGTTACGATGTTTACTTAAGTGGTCTATATTAGACAATTAAGGGTGGAACCGCGGGAATTATAATGCTCTCGTCCCTTTTCTATACTATTTTGTATAAGAAAAGCGACGAAGAGCTTTTTTTATACAGTAAATTAACACTATATTTAAGATAAAGCATAATTCATTTAGAGTTAATTTAAAATCAGCTACACAAACACTTTAATTCTTTTTATTACTGCTTAGTTCTTAAATAATATAAAAATGAAACTCATTGTTATATTCAATTCGATGAATAAGTTCAATTAAATGGATAGTGTAAAGTTTCGTATGAAAAAGTAGCCTATGGCTAATTTTTAATAAAAATTAAAAAATATCGTTGAAATATCAACTA